GAACCAACTGTTATAGAACAAATCAACTCCATAGTCGAAACCCTTAAATGGGAGACTGGAGATGATATTGTGGTTGAAATTGGTGGCACTCAGGTGTCTGGTATCGATGTAGGTGAAGAGTACAATAAGAAGTGGCAGTCTCCAATTGGCACTCGTAAGTACAATAAAGATGCTTTCATCGTTATTAAAAATCTTTCCCGCTCACCCTTTGAACCAAGTCAACCAAATCCTGATTTAAAGGCACATCATGGTTAAAATCTTCACTCAAACATCTGATGATCCTTATGACCGACACGCATACAGACTGAATGTTCCTGGATGTACCCCCGTAGTAATTGAAGACTACGAATTACTCAGAGCAGTTTGGTTTGAAAAGTGTCGTAACTTTGGCGGATGTACCGTAGATGTGTTGGATAACAAACAAACTAAGAAAAAAACCAATGGAGGTTTTAAATAGAAATGGTAGCATCAACAATTCAACAACCAAGGAGGGAATGGTTTGACATCCTGGATGACTGGCTTAAACGCGACCGCTTTGTCTTTGTGGGCTGGTCTGGATTACTTCTTTTTCCCACTGCTTATCTGGCCATTGGTGGCTGGCTTACTGGGACGACGTTTGTTACAAGCTGGTATACCCACGGGTTGGCGTCTTCTTATCTTGAGGGTGCTAATTTCCTCACGGCAGCTGTGTCAACTCCTGCTGACGCTATGGGTCATTCTCTTCTTCTACTTTGGGGTCCTGAGTGTCAGGGAGATTTCCAACGCTGGGTCCAACTTGGGGGACTCTGGAATTTTGTGGCGCTCCACGGAGCCTTTGCTCTCATAGGTTTCATGCTCCGCCAGTTTGAACTGGCACGTCTAATCGGTATCCGACCCTATAATGCGATTGCTTTTTCCGGTCCTATTGCTGTATTCGTCTCTGTATTTCTCATCTATCCTCTCGGACAATCCTCTTGGTTCTTTGCGCCGAGTTTCGGTGTCGCGGCGATTTTCCGCTTCCTTCTCTTCCTCCAGGGCTTTCATAATTGGACGCTCAATCCCTTCCATATGATGGGTGTTGCTGGTATCCTGGGTGGCGCATTACTCTCTGCAATTCACGGTGTGACCGTGGAGAATACTCTGTATCAAGACGGTGATCAAGCAAATACTTTCAAAGCATTCGATTCAACTCAAGAAGAAGAAACCTATTCAATGGTTACAGCGAACCGCTTCTGGTCTCAGATCTTCGGTATTGCGTTTAGCAATAAGAGGTGGTTGCATTTCTTTATGCTCTTTGTTCCTGTTATGGGTCTTTGGACAAGTTCCATCGGTATTATTGGTCTTGCTCTCAACCTTCGTGCTTATGACTTTGTTTCCCAAGAAATCAGAGCATCAGAAGACCCAGAGTTCGAGACGTTCTACACAAAGAACATTCTCTTGAATGAAGGTCTGCGTGCATGGTTAGCACCAGTCGATCAACCACATGAGAACTTTGTGTTCCCTGAGGAAGTATTACCCAGAGGTAACGCACTGTGAACGGTTGGCTTGTCCTTGTTTATTTCACTTGCTTTGCCTGTATCGCTGGTGGTGCCTTCGCGATGATGTGGGCGAACATTCAGAACATCAATACGATGATGAATGAACCGCCTAAACCACGTCATCCAGAGGCACCTGCCGCTGGCGAAGAGGTAATGTATGTTGATATGACAAGAGAACGCTTGGAGAACCTTTACAAGGAAGAACAATCTGATATATAATGGGCGTAGCAATCGCCAATAAATGAAAATCTTTCTTGATACCGCTGACACCGATGTAATCGAAAAATATTTCTCCACGGGATTAGTTGATGGTGTCACAACTAATCCCACTCTTATTATGAAGAGTGGTAAAAACCCAGAAGATGTCTATCAAAAGATCAAAGACATTGGGGTACAAGATATAAGCATGGAGGTCGTTGGATCTGACCTTGAGATGTACGATGAAGGTATTCGTCTGTACGAAAAGTTTGGTGAAGTTGCTACAATCAAAGTTCCTTGTACACGAGAGGGTCTGATCGTTTGTAAGCGACTCTCTGAGCAAGGAATTAAAGTCAACGTCACATTGATCTTCAGTGCCGCTCAGGCGGTCCTTGCAGCAAAGGCAGGGGCAACATACGTTTCTCCCTTTGTAGGACGCTTAGACGACCAGTCAGTGGCAGGTCTGGAGGTTGTTCGATCTATCACCGGACTTTATCAAATCCATGGCATCAGAACTCAAGTTCTGTCTGCATCTATTCGTAGTGTGCAACGTGCTGTTCGTTCCTGGTATAATGGTGCCAGAGTAGTGACAATGCCACCCAAAGTATTTGACCAAATGTATGACCATATCCTTACCGATAAAGGTCTTGAAATTTTCGATCAAGACTGGGCAGCGGTAAAGAGTGATTAGTTCGGATACTCCGTATAAACTTGCCGAGATCATTCGTGATACTTGGCCAAACCTTTACTACTTGAAAGACATAAAAAAACCTATGACATTTACAGTATATTCAAAAGACGGATGCCCTTATTGTGTTAAAGTGTGTCGTGCGTTACAACTTGCTGAAATTAAGCATGTGATATATAAACTTGATCGGGACTTTACCCGTGAGGAATTCTATGATAAGTTTGGGAAAGGTTCTACCTTCCCAAGAGTTGTCAAAGATGACACCCTCATTGGTGGTTGTACCGAAACTGTAAAATATTTGCGGGAGCAAAAGTTACTCTAATGGAACAAAACCTCATCGACATCTACGATCTTGTTGAACACGCGATTGATAATGCCTTTGAGGGGAAAATGAATTTAAAGTTTTATGATTACTTAAAAGACAGCAAGATCAAAAAGCATGAAGTAGATGCTTTCATCGACAGCACCACGTCAAGAGAAATTAGTGATCTAACTACGGAACTTGATGAATATATCAAGGGTGGTGCAGACAATGATCACAAACAATTGCGTGAGGGTTATGGTCATATCCCTAAACCACAAGCAAGAAAAATAAAAACTTATTTGTATGGCATCTTAGAAGATGCTCGGAGATATAGTTATGACCGAAGACCTGGGCGACGAAAAAAGCAATCTAAATAATGAGACCACCCACATCAATCGTGGGTTTGAATTACTACTACGTAATAGGAGGAGGAAACCAGAACCGCCCAAAACTTTTCAGGTAAAGTTCGGTAAGATGGTCTCTCTCTTCCGAAGAGAGATTGTATTCCATCTGAACTTCTATCTGGACATCAGAAAGAAATAGTCTCTGGAGGACAGAAAGATGTTAGCAGTAACCCTCACCATAGGAACATTAGTTTCAATCATGTTCTTTTTTGTAGGAGGTATGGTAGGATGGTTGGCAAAGGAACATGTTTACCAAACCCAACCCGTTTATACTCATCCAGAGATGTTTGATGAAAACGGTAATGTCCTCCCTGATGAAATTTTAGCAGTACGATTTGAAAACGATTATGAGCCCGACGAAGACCACGACGAAGACTAAAGCGAAGCAAGAACTTCCACCTAATCCTTTCGTCCATGAAATCCTTGAACTTGTAAGCAAGCAACGTTCGAGAGCAAAGAAGGTTGAGATCCTTCAAAAGTATGAGGATCTCTCCTTGAAAACTCTCTTCATCTGGAACTTTGATGACACTGTTGTCTCCATGGTTCCTGAAGGAGATGTTCCCTACAAGGAGAATGAAGTTCCCATTGGAACTGACCACACTTCATTGCGCCGTGAATACAAGCACCTTTATAATTTTGTAAAAGGTGGGAATGATGGTTTGTCATCTCTTCGTAGAGAAACGATGTTCATTCAGATGCTTGAAGGTCTCCATCCTGAAGAGGCAAAGATCCTCTGCCTGGTAAAAGACAAGTGCTTACAAACTAAATATAAGTTAACATATGATATAGTTGCGGAAGCATATCCTGATATTCAGTGGGGTGGTCGCTCATGACAGTTGCTGTAGAACAAGAGAAGGAAATGGCAGAGTACGGTCAAGAAGGTAAAACAATTACTCCATCAGACTATGGATGCCAAATTCTTCAAGAGAAGACCACTCTTGACGCAGCAGATGACAAATCTCTTCCTAATGATGCTAAATTGATTTGGTATGTTGTTGATGGCACTGAGTACATTGATCTAACTCGGTGCGCTAAGACTTCAAAACTTTTTGATATGTATTATGATAAGTATGGAAAAGGTGCTGTGAAAAAAATTGATTTTGGATATGGCCAAATGAATCCCAAACTCTGGGGTAACAAACCAAAGAAAGAAAAGAAAAGAAAATGAACGAGGAAGATCTTAGAGAACAAATCAACTCTCTGATCCGAGACGAAATTCAAGAAAACATCAATGATTATGTTGATTCGGTTCAGGAAACAAAGAAGGCAGGTCTTGGATTTGTTTCCGCCGATGATGACAAAGAATTGAAAGTCAAAGTCTCTCAGAGAGAAATTGATAAAATTATCAAAGAGTATAAAAAAATGAAGAGGAGTGAGAAGTCTAACCTTTCCCAGATTAAAAAGTTGGGATTGGTTGATAAGAATGGTAACCCACTCAGTTGACATTATAAGTAAATAGTATTATGCTTTAACCATGTATTATCAATATCATGTATAAACCTTACTCACCTGAGTGGCACAGGTATAGATACCTGAAAGAAGCGATAGACAAGTATCTTGACGATTATGTTGACAACGATGTAATTCGTGATGACATCTTAACTATTCTTGGTGAAAGATCTGAAGCAGCATATGCTGAATTCAATAAGACTTCAGAATTAGAATCTAAACTCCGAAAGAACTAACATGCTATCTACTCAGTATCGCCTTCGACTTGAAGGTATCTGTCGTAAGATTTCTCTTGGTGAAGATGTTGATCTATCTGATATGATATGGGCTGAGAAACTTGCAAAGGCAAACACAACTGCTCGTGAGTGGTTGAAAAAAGCAAGACGCCGTGCTGCGAATCCTGAAATGCAGGAGGGTAGTATGGACG